GTTAGTTTCAAATAAACATACTATACTGCCTTCAGGGAATTGATTTTTTAATTTTTCTTCACCTAACTGTGTACTGCTATCATCAATAGAAACAATAACTCCTCCCGGATCTATTGTAAAATCCACATCAGCAAATTTTCCTGAATAACCTGTCGGTACTAATTCATCGCAATATTTTCCCACACTATATAAATTCCATTTGTCTACAAAGTGGTCTCGAAAACCATATTTGCCTATTCCGTAACGACTATTCGTCGCTAAGTCATAAAAGATCCATGCTGGATTATCTGTCCATTTTTTAGCAGAGGCAAATTGCCCATCCCAATTGCCAGTGTACTCTTTAGTGTCAGGATTGTAATTGCTAGGAACTAAAACTTTTGTTAATTTGCAATCAAAACGACGAGTAGGAGGTTGAGAAAATCCTCTGCCATCAAAAATCATTCCCATTAAAGCGCTATGAGGATATGTTAAGCTTTGTTGTACTATTTCACTCACATGAGCCACACTCAAATCTTTTCGCATTTTAACATTATTGATAGGTAGTTCATTGTCAGTTCTAAAAATTTTAATAAATCTATCTTTTTTATTCTTAGTGGCTGCCGGTAAAACTATATTATGACTTCTAGTATAGCCGGAGCTACATTTTCCATAGATACCACAAAAAATATATTTTATTGAGCCTCCTTCTCCCGTAGTCAATTCATCATCTACATAACCAAACTTAATCGCAAAATTTACAGCACCCGGACTTATATCTCCGTCAGAGTGATGATAAGATAAAGAATTAACCATCATATCTATTTGTACGTCGGTACAATTGTCATTAGTAACGCGGTGGCTTACAGCCACAACTTGAGCAGCTTCTGCTTTTCTAAGTTGTTCTATAGCTGATATATTTTTAACTTGGTATGCAAAATTACCTTTCATTGCAGAGCTATAAGCTATATAAGATTTAGCTAAATTAATTTCATTAGTATCGCTTTGTAGGTTCCCCGTTGTGTCGGCTGCAGGGACATCCACCATAAATACACCATGTCTGGCACTGTTTACAAGTGAGTTTTGCTCATTTAAACCGGGCAATGCCGTGCCTATATTTAAAGTTTGAACAGCGTTTGTAAAAGAAAGAGATGGATTTTCAAATTTAGTTAAAGCTCTTTGCTTTGATCCTCCTACACGAAAGTCTGCGAATACTCTATTGTAATTTAAAGTATTAGCTCTAGTATTTTTAACAGGAATGTCATTTAAATAAATACCTTTGAATCCATCTTCATTTTTATCTGAATTAGAAGTTAATCTAATCGTCTGACCATTAGAATCACATAACCCCGCAATCTCCCCTTCGCATAATAAATCTATGGTCTGATATATAGAAACTGCCTCTAATTTAAGGTCCGAAGGAAATTGATTAGCGGTGGGACATACTTTTTTAAAGCTATAAAGAAAGGTGCTATTTTGATAGTCAGCCGCTGCCGCTATTTCTGCAGCTGCTGTAGCTTTATCCAGATTTTTATAATCAATTTCCGGAATTATTGTAGTGTCGTCGTCTCCTGCCATGGTAATTAAATTTTAATACTTGTCTTTTATATCAATCATACGGTGAAGTGAATATATCATCCTCATCATCGTCGTCACTATTTGGCACATAAGGGGGAGCTACTTGGATCACTCCATCATTAACGATTTGCTCCCCATCATTTGCCGGAGGGATCATTTTTAACATATTATATATGCCAGCTGATCCATTGCCCGGCCCAACTTGATCGTAGGTGCTTCGATCAACGTTAAATAAATTAACAGATATTACTCTACTTCCCACCTGCATTCTTCCATATCCTACAGGGACAACCACTCCTTGCTTAGTAACATTCTCAGCTTGTCCAAACAAAAAAGAACTCGTATTTAAAGTTTCAGGATCGTCTTGTTTCATAATTTTAGATATAAGCATACTGATTCCGAAAGAAAGAGCCGCCCCTAAGACTGTCCCAATAACAAAAGTTGCCACTGTTTTAGCAAGGCCTACGGCCATACTTGCTGTCAAAGCCGCAGTTATACTTGCTACAAAAGCTCCAAACAAAAGAGGGATAATAACAACGTTTTTATCTTTTACGTTAGTATTTAAGGAAATACTAGGGTCTAGTTCTTTTCCATCTACAAAAATAGCAAACATTCTTTTACCATTTTGATGAAGATAACTTCTTAATTTCCCGGTATTAGCCTCAATAGCATCTAAAACTTCTTTTAAAGTACGAGTTTTAAAAGAAAATTTACTGCCAACGATATGTCCGAGACGTCCCTCTAGCGAAACTGTAGTCATTACCTATTATTATACACATTTATATGCAAAAATAAATTAACTTCTCATTTTTTGGGTCGTAAAAAGAAAAATTTTTTTCTGGCACAGAATATATTAAGCTTTTAAGCCCTGATTCATGCGAAATGTCTATGTCGCAAGGACTAGGTGTTGCTCCACCTAAACAATGAGAATGAAATAAAAACTCTATATCCTTATATATTTCAAAATAATCGGAAGATTTAATTAAAAAAGTCTCTTTGGGAGAAGGGGAAGAATTTTTAAAAAAGTATAATGTTGAAGCAGTAGCCGCTCCACAAATTTCCCAATCACAGGAATCAGCCACTTTTACTATGTCTTTTAAAAAAGATTTATTAAAATCGGTATTTTTCAATAGAAGGGAATCCTCCAAAAGGCAGCCCTTTAGCATAAGATCCATATTCAATATATCTACACTTACAGCCGCGTAAATTTTTAGAGCATTGGTCAGAACGCCAATAGGTTTGCTCATAGCGAGGATCTTTGTCGGCGGAAGCCTCTAAAATACATACAAAAAAAGCATCAGGGCGATTAAAAACGTCTTCCTGTTTGTTAGTTGTTTCTACTTTTGCTAGCGTTTTTATCTCGGATTGTATTCTAACTACATCTCCTGCTACGTATTTTACTGAACCAGACACACCGTCTGCCACCGCAGCACTTAATAAACCTGATAAAGAAGTTGCGCCACTGTCGGCATCAGTATCTAGTTTTAAAGTTGCGCCAGTACTAAAAACGATAGTCCTACCTTTGTTTATTTCATCGGTAATAGCATCCACGCTCACTGTTTGAGCCACAGTTCCAGTTTCATTATCGGCTACTGTTCCTGATAAAGTTCCTGAAATGCTAGTATTGGTAGCGGACGCTAAACTAGTTAAAGTAAATTTTGCCCCGTTTGCAAAAGTAATGATCTTGCCATTAGCTATTGCTACTGGCAATGAATCTACGCTCATTGAGGTCGCTCCGTCAGCAGCAGCCCCATCAGCCGTAACTACCGAAAGAGTAGCGGCCCCATCCGTAGTGGCAGTTACAGTATTACTATTGTAGTTTCCTTGCCAGAGTAAAGTAAGGCCATATCCATTGGTATCAGTAAATTTTTTATTATTAGCGTCAGCGACGGGTATGCCAAAATTTAATCCATTATCATTAGCAAAAAACTGTGCAGGTGTAGCAGAGGTACCATCAGCCATTTTTACCTTTTGATTATCAAAGTCACTTCTACGTCCGTAGAAACATCCATCTCCCCTGTATTGCCAAGTGCAATAGTTAGCAATCATTACACGGGCTGGGATTTGAATATCTTCTAATTCTAAAGGGGATACAAGCTCAAACTCAACAAAATATTTGTTTTCTTGTGTTTTACGGTTAACTTTAAAAATATCATCATCGAAACGCGAAGCGGAATCAGGAACACCAAACGGATTTAAATTGTCAGGAAAATTCTCATGATCTAAAAATTTTAAAAATATTCTTTTTCTAATTATATCCCGTCCTACTAGATCAGATCTTCTTTTAATAGCATCAGTTATCACTCCTTGAGGGTTGGCCATCATTAAGGTAGGGCGGGGCAACTGACCGTCTCCTCGCAATTCAAAGTTAGTTGCTTCAATAGGTAATGAATAATAGGTTTGCAAGACGCCTTGTCTATCTCGCATCATAATATCTTTGATTCCATTTTTACCGGGATGAAAGCGATAAAGGCCATCTTCCTCCCCTAAATCTAATTCGTACAATTCAATGATTGTATCAGGATCTAGATCCAGTAGCGCTGCGTTGTGTGATTGTGTTGACATTTTATTACCAGCTTGGGCCTATGTTAAATCCCGCAAAACCATTTTTTGTTCCAAGTTCGTTTCGATCTGTTGCATCAGTCTTATTTGCAGAACTGTTTATTTTAAGTTTAGAGTTAGCTAAATAATTAAAGATAGCCCGCCTTTCTTTTAGTTCCAAAGATTTTTTGAATATTAGTATGTCGCTTATTCCGCCGTACCAAAAGCAGGTGGCAATGTCTTCGCCAGCATGACGAGAACCGCCAATTAAAGGTTTTACCTTCCAACTGAAAGAGTCCACGCCAAAAACGTGAGATTTCATTAATTGTAAATCGTTATAAACTCCATATTGAATAGTGCTCCCATCACGTTGGGCAGATATGCTATACATCCACGCTCTGCCCGGATTAGTCAGATTAGTAAAATCATTAAATTTTAATTGTTGGTGAAGGGGCAGCCCTGCGCCTTCTTGAGTCTCGCCTTTAGAGTTGTAGAATAAGCTGGGTTTTTGATAACTGTTTCGCGGCATAAGCCTCTCTTCCGTCCACATATGTAAAGGCCAACCTTTACAATTCGGATTCTGTAAGCCCTTGTCATAAAATTCGGTTAAACCTGTTCTAAAGGACCCATTTTGGTTACCGGGTTTATGGAAAGGAGAGTATGTTGGAACTACATCTCCAGAATAATTATAAAAAGGAGCTAAGAAATATATAATTTCAAATCCATCCATATCAGCGGTTAATTTGCCTGACTGCACCAATCCATTTATTTCTAGAATACCGCCTCTTTCAAACCATATCATCTTTTGGTTATTAAAGGCATCAGTATAAGAAGTAGTTGAAGTAAAATATTTAGGAGCAACGCCATAGTCCATGTCGGCAATAGTTTTGTCCATATAAATATTCGTGGGATCATTAACGGATCTCCAAACGTGAACGTTCTCTCCGTTGCCTGCAGCCGAATTTCCTGCGTCGTTTTTATAGACTCCTGAGTCAGCATTAAAGTGAGCGAGTAAATGAGGATAATTAGTTGTGTTAGGAGTAAGGTAATCTTTAAACACAACTAAATCACTCAACGAACTATAGTTACTATTGCTTGCAATTATCTTAATCGCTTCTCCAGCAGCTCCTCCATCAGCCGGCTTGGCATCTCCCAAGTCCACAGGATAAAGTTCACCAGCACTAGCATTATAAGCATCTTCTCCATCCACTCCAAAAGCTCCTCCATTACCTGCGGGAGAAATCTTTATACTTATGTCAGCTGTTGTCCCTAATCCTGCGGCTTTTAGGGTACCATTTTGAGTTTCCATAATAGACTCAGATCCTTCTTTTAAACTGGCCCCTCCCAAACTTTCGCCAAATCCTTGACCTCCACCTCCTATTCCTGCTCGCTGGGTTCCTAAAATATCCCCAAGAGTATACTCCTCATTGTATTCCATACTCTTTCCTCCTTTGATATTCGCCCCATTAAAACCTATAGTGTTCCTTTTGTCTTCTGAAAATGTATACTCATCTCCAACTTTATTAATGAGTGTGCCTTCATTCCCGCTGTTGCGCTTAAATTTACCGATATCAAACTCAGTATCCGGCTGGGCTCTCAATGTAAAAGCTTTGGGCCAAAAATAAGGGTCGCCACCTCCTCCGCCTCCGCCTCCTCCATATATTTTAGCGCTTGCGTCTTTTCTAATAGTGAATTTTGCAATGTTAGCGGTGTCAATATAGATCGCTGCACTGCCATCTCCCCCATCAGTCGAGGCAGTAGTCGTACGATCTGTAATATTGATACCCCCTGAATTCCATAAGGTAGCTGCTTCATCGGGGTCCCGCGTAAGATCTGTAAACCCGCCATCTCCACCTTTTCCTCCATGGCCGGCAATAATCGAATAAGGCTCTAAAGCTAAAACTGTTGTTACCTCGGTGCCGGCATCATCTTCGATTCGCCCTCCAGTAGTGATTCCGGGCTCATCAGCAGTAGAAGCTCCAACCTCATATTTTTGAGGTACAATAAAATGCACGCCTGAAAAAGCATAATTAGCACTCGTGGACCGAAAAGCTGAAGTATCAATGCTGCGGCTTGTTAAGGCATTTGTAAATAAAGTTTTTAAATTGATATCAGATTGCCCATTTAAAATAAAAATCTTTAAAGCTTGTGGAGATCCAACTGAATTTTTAATATTTGAAGAAGAGCTGGCTGGAAGAGTGGTGCTACCCGAAAGTAAGCCATTATTTATATCGCTATTAGTAATATCTACATTAAAATTTTCTACAGGGTAAGAGTAAACATATTCGCTTTCATGATCTATATCATTTTGGCGGTCTCTATGTTGCCCTTTGATTCGATAATAATAATCAGCATTAAATCCTAAGCTTTCAGCAGTATATTCTCCGTAATTTGAGTCTCTGTTGCCCTCTGCTCCCATAGAATACAATTGATTAATGCCAGTATTGGTGGCATATTTTTTCATTGTAAAATTACCTCCTGCATAAAAACTAGATTCTATTAAAGTTGTGTCATGATTAATATCAAAGGTGGCCAAGCCTGACCACAGACCAGTGGGGCTGGAAGAGCCAGCTACAGTATCTATGTTACCCGCGTATTCTAATTGGTAACGAGTAAAATAATACCCTGTAGTGGGATGATACCAACGTAAAACAGTTTCAGGTTTACCGCTCTTTGCGTATTGGGTAACACCTCTAAAACCGGAAGGGTAAGCTGGCTTAGTTGCCGTAAAAGGGCCTTGGCTACCCACTGGCTTGTCTCCAAACCCTGTTACTTGCCCAGTAACAGTCAGGGTAATTCTACCGTCACCATCTGATTGCCCATCCCAAGCAGAAGTACTATCGATATATATATCTTGTATGTAGTTGCCCATTGTCTCGGGTCCAGTAGGATTATCAAGGTAAGGGCCAGATATATTGTCTTGAGCAAAAACAACTTCAAAAGGGATAAACTTATTTTTGCCAGCATTAATGTCAAAAGATGTACCAGAGGGAAAACTAAAGACTGAAGGATACTGATCAGTAGTGCTTACCACAGTTTTAATAGGGTAGTTGCCGCTGTTCGTTAAGTAAATTCCCGTTCTAATGCCAAATCCCGTGACCCCACTTACGCACATTCCAGTGAAGGCTACAAAAGTATTGCCCTGAAATCTTTCAATTACTGCTGAAGGTATAGACATATTTATTAAATCATTATGGTTTCTATCCTTTAAAATACGGGTCCACCGTAATCAAAGTACTAAATGTTACGTCTTTCGCCAAAAGGTTTATAGGAAACTCAATAAAATTTACACTTACATTATTATTTTCTTTATAATTTAAAGTATGTTGCCATTTAGGGCACACAAATGCTTTCCCTGTAATATCATAAGGAGCGGGAGGAGTGAATTCAAATTGTTTAACTCCTTTATGATGCTCTAAAAAATGAACTATAGCTTTTGCTTCCACCTCGCTACGTCCATCTAATGAAAACTCCATATTAAGCAAACTTTTATTAATTCCGTCTTTGGTGCGAATATAATAGTCACTTTGCACAGGCTGCTTTAGATAACGAGGAGCTTGATTAACCGAAAGCCCATTGCTTAAATCAAAATAAAAGTTTTTATTGGTCCACATGGAGGTTGTGCCGCCGACTGGCCCATTAGATGTACTAGCAGTAGTTGTGCTATCTCCGCTGTAATAATACCATCCGGAAACTTGGGGGGAATACAATCCATTTCCACTTAAATAGGCAATATCGTGTTTGCTGTAAGATTCCCCTTCTTCCCAAAAACCTTTCGTTTGACCAAAGGGAATATAATATCCCTGCCAATCCATAGTGGATTGATCTTCTCTGTATAGAGTAGTAGAGGTAGTATTAACATTAGGGTACTCGTAGGCCCGATCAATCTGTTCTATATAAAATTCTTCTTCTTTATTATAAGGAGCAAAAGGAGTATAATAAATACCAGTGTAAGCTCCGCTTGGCTTCTCTCCTTTATTAAAAGAGTCTTCAAACAAATGAACTAAAGCTCTCGTCTCTTTATCAGAGCGCTTATTAAATTGTAGATTAAATGTAGTTTTTAAAGCGTTTTCACTTTTACTTAAAATATTGTAATATCCATCTCCAAAAGCAATATCATAAGTTTGGTTTTCGAAAGTTACTGACGACCCATAGGAAGCCTCAAAAAATAAAGTTTGCGTCCACGGGCTAGGGGCACTATAATCATTCGGATCAGTGTTTCCTACTCCTGTGGGAGAGTTAGCAGCTGAAGATAGCGCTGCAGTAGTACCACTATAATAGTAATGTCCTGTAGGCGTACCCAGAGCTTCTGCACTAGTGGGTACAGGAGGGGTACCGGCTACAGTATAGCCGCTAAAAAATACAATATCATATTGAGAATAGGTATTACCAATCTCAAAAGAAGGTACTCCTGCTATATTAGTAACCCCTGAACCTAAAACATAATCTTGAATAGCCATTAATAAAGTTGCCTTCCTGTCATGTACTCTTGTGAAACTGAAATACTGCCATCAATATATCCCCCTTCTGTTACTGATAAATTTTGACTAAATACTTGACCTGTGCAACCAAATGTAGCTAAAGCAGAATCCCCATAAGTACTAAAAACCTTAATATTAAGAGCGGCATAATTTCCTGTTATACCCATGGTTTCACCTACATCTTCTCCCGCTATTCCGATATTAATCCGCATATTTTCTTTAGTGACTCTCGAAGGCAATTCATTACCAATTGTTACAACAGGGTTCCTCTCGCAAGAAGCAGAGTAATTAAATGAAACTTTTTTATTTATACCAAGATCAGTTCCTGCCATGTATGAACGTAAACTGTGACCTAAGATTAATTCATTTCTTAAATCATTATCAGATTCCCCTTCATTTTCTATTGCTGCTAATTCTCCGTATATATCCATTTCAGATTGAAATAAAATCGGCGCAAAAGGAGCTACAGAAAAACTCAAAGAACGAATGTAGCCGCTACTAAAAGTCATGCCTGCTAAGCTACCGTCCAATGGTTCTCCAGTATGCTCTACCGCCGTTAAGGGATTTAAAAAATCATGAAAACTACCAGTGCAATAATGAGAAAAAGATAATGTCCCTTTTACAGGAGAAGTGGGAGCATAACGAGTAATAGATCCGGTAATGTTGGTTACCGGTTGCAATGAAGCTTCAACTCCCAATTCAGCAGATTCAGCAAAAATATTAGTATCTGCGATTTTAAGTAAAGCTTTTTCGTATTTTATAAATTTCGTTGCCATTAAGCCCCTAAACTATCTGGTACATCAAATTCAACTGTTACAACAACTGTAGCACTAGCATCACCAGTTGCATTATCTATCGCTAGCATTAAAAATTCTCCTGCAGCAAAATCTAGATGTGTTCTGCTGGCTTCAACAAAATCATTATAACCTATTGTATAATCTCCTTCTGTGATCGCTCCTGAAAGACTTATAGAGCCTGTATAAGCTGCATTAGAAGAGCTTAAATCAGCTGCGGGAGCATCTGCCCCGCTATAGACATAAGCACTGACACCATTATTAGTGACATTATTTGTAAATGAAACGTCAAGCCTCGTCACCCTACCTGCCATTGGAGCTTTGCTACAGACTGATTTATCAGGGGTTTTAGAGCCTGTATTATCATAATTAGTAGCAGTATCTACAGGCTGTGAAAATAATGGAGTCCATCGTTGACTAGAGGTCACTGTATAAAAATATCGATACGAGAAAGTTTGTATAAATCTTCCTCTGCAATAATTTCCTACTGTTGTGCCTCCTTTATCATAGAAAGCATCGGCCCCCGCATTCCCCTTGATGGTAACATTGCCGCTTGTATCAATATAAAATAAATTATCCGCTAAAGTGCCATCAAATGCAATATCACTTGCTGCACTAAAAGTAGCGCTACTGTAATGAATACCAAAGTAATTGGTGCTACTTAGCCTAAAAGCTCCTGACATCCAATTAACTTTTTTTGCAGATGATTCATATATTGGATGAGCAATAGGACTTGAATATGTAGCTGCCGCATTGCCGGTTCCGGTTTCTAGTACAAGACGCGCTCCTGAAGTACTGCTCGAAACAAATTGACTAACAATATTGCTACTATCTGTTACATTAAACTTACGAGTAAAAGTAGTAGTTCCAAGTGCGAGCTTACCACTTTGAAAATTAACAGTTGCAGCACTGGCTGCAATATTTGTGCCAGCAATAGCTAGCGTAGATCCATTCCATGTAATAAACTCATCCGCTCCGTTTCGAGTCAACTCAATTGCGGTATGCCCTGAGCTGGTAGTATTTTCTATTTTAATTACCGGATTTGTGTCTTGGTCAGCTTCTTTGATATGCAATTTTGAATCTGGGGAACTATCATTTCCAATGCTAACTCGCTTATTGCTAGCTTTGATTGATAATGCAGGATTTACAGTACTACCATCACTATCAAAATACATAAAAGAAATGTTTGCATTTGCGGATTTATTAAAATTGAGTGTTGTGGTACTATTAGATTTAATTTCTCCTGTAGATGGATCTAAAATTAGTGGATAACTTCCATTAGAAACAACAGTACCTTTTACATCTAAAGGGTAAGCTGGGTTAGTTTCACCTATTCCTACATTACCGTCCCCTTTTAAATGTAATCCAATTTCATTTTCAGCAACTGCATCTTCATAAGATTGAATTCTGAGTGTGGAAGCATCATCTACGGTGCTATAATAATATCTAAAAACAACAGATTTATCACTAGCCGTATCTGTTCCGAAAATAATTTGCTGATATCTTCCATTTGTCGTAGCAGAAGGATTTAAAAAATTAGCTAAGGTGAGATTAGAGTCAGCCGCCCCTCTCACGGATAGAAAAGCCGCCGGAGTTGTGGCAGCGCCGGGACCAACGCCTACATTACCTCCATCATGAATTTTTATTCCAAAAGTAGAGCTGTCATCTCGCAAAAGAAGCCCCGCGGAAGTTGCCGCGTCAACGTTCCGCTTTTTGTTTAAATCGCTAATTTTTAATCTAAAAGTTGCTGGGTTAGCAGCAGTATTACTTGCATCTGCGAAGAATAACAAGTCAGCATCAGCGGGTGCTGCGTTAAAATCGTTATATTCTAGTATTTTGCCCATTTTTAATCTTTGTTGTAGTAGTCTTTAAACTCTAAATTTACACTTAAAACACCATCAACACTCGATTCAATACTTTCTGAAACTAAATGTCCGGTGGTGCTTAAAAATTTATATCGTGTTATGCCATCTCCATCATCCCCCAAACAATTGCCCGAATTATCATTTAAGCATAAATTTCCTGTTTCTGCGGGGGTAATCACATTTCCATCAATAGTCTCCTCTCTATCGCCTACAATTATTTCAACGCCTAGTGTTTGATAATTTCCACTGCGTATATTATCTATCATATTAGCAGTAGCATAATCATCCATTTCTATTGTTAAACTGGTGCTTACTTCTATAGGGTATTCAGTTAGAACTTCAGAGGGGGCATAATAAATTTCACTTGTTTTTTGATCTAATGTATAAATAGGAACACGATTAATATTGTAAGTTTGAGAACAAGATACGGCCCTGTTAGTTCCTGATCCATTAAAAGTCAAGAAAACAGATTCATGATTAACTACGCCTAAATTTTGTAAAGGGGCCGTGCCAGAATAGTCTAGCTCTCCCTCCCTAAGACCACTGCCCATTTGGCCAAAAACAGCAAAACTTGATTCTATAGTAGGAACATCTTGAACATCACAATTAATTGTATAACTAGTTAAATATCCTGTATTAAATCCATAAACTTTTTCTGCCCCATCTAGTTCTACTCCATGAAGTAACGTTCCTGAGACCGCTCCATCACCCGTCATTCTTAAGATAGGGTCTTGATACAGCATATCTCGAGTCATAGAAAACTCGCCTTGAAGAGGTTCAGCTATAACTTCCTGAATAAAACCTGCGCCTAAAACGCGCACTTGTTTTTGGCCAACGCTATAGCCGGCACTTAAGTTACGAATTCCAGAGAAGCCAGTGCCTCCCATGTAAAACATTTGTTCGTAACTTGGTGATGCGTTGTTAGCCATTATCCTTGTCTTGCGGTTTTACTTAGTGAGCCACCTAATCTTTGCTCTTGCGAAATAACATCTATCACAGCAGCGCGAATTCTTTCGCTTAACTCTTTTCCTTGAGTGGCTTGGTCCTCATTGGACTGTTGATCGGCGTTAGCATTGCCTGTTGATTGAGAGCCGCCTTGGCCACTTCCTCCACCACCCACACTAACATTAATAGAAATATTATTGGTATTTGCTGCGCTTTGGGTATTTAATGGGGCAGCTGCTGCGCCACCGGGCACAGGGCCACCTGCTTGCATCGTAGGAATGACACCTCCATTAAGCCTTCCCATGAAGCCAAGGCCATATTTACGCACAGCGCGATTATTCATCACAAACTCGCCGCCTGCCATGTAAGCGGGAACACTATCACGATTGGTAAAGCCTCTGCCAATGTAACCCCCTTTGCGACGACCAAAATCCATTCCGCTTAAGTCTCCGCTTTGCAACATATCAGTCCAGCTAGAATAACCTTGCTGTGATGCGAATTGTTCTGGTCCTCCAGCTTTAAGAATAGCTCTATCTAAATCTACTTGGCGTGAGAGAGCTAAATTTTTTGGCTGCATACCTCCTGTCATGTCGGCTTTCTTTGGACCAAATTTTCCTGCGAGTGCCCCTAATCCTTTACTAATTCCCGCGCTTAATAAAGTGCTCAAGAAAGCATTTCGTAATGATTTTTTCTCTGCTTTTTTAGCTTGCTTTTTGTCATAGTCTGCTCGTGCTTTTTCTCGAGCTTCCATTAACTCTGGATTGTCTGAAGCTAAAAAGAACCCACTCATTCGCGGACTATTAACGCTTTCATTAAGCATCATAGTGCCACCATTAGAAAAACGTGGGGCCATACCAAAATTGATTTTATCTAAATTCCCTCGACCAACTGCCCCTACAGCTTTTCGATTCATTACATACTCGCCGGGTTCTAGCATTGCAGGTACTCGATCACCGGTTCCGCTTCCGGGCACAAATGCACCCCCCGATTGATAAGGATTTAATCCTGACTCTCTAAAGTCTTTGCTGGCCCCCAATCCTAATAGACTGGTAAAACTATTCATAGAATACTGAAGGGAAGCTCTACGAATAGTTTTAAGGAAGTCAATAGCTACACCTCGCATAGCGTCACCAAATGTTTCGGCTTTATCCATTGATTGCTCTAAAGCGTTAACCATTCCATCTCTGAATGTAGTAGGCAAATCTACCCCTAATCTATAAAATATACTATCTGTCTGTGTATAAATGTCATTAAAGCCGTCTTGTAAGCCAGCGGTAAACTGCGTTGATCTTTCAGCCTCCCTTGTGGCTATCTCTCCCTCGGCATTGAAATTATCCAACTGTATTTCATACCTCTTGGCTAACTTCTCATTGCCTGCGGCCACAGCGTCATCGTAAGCCTCTTGAGCTCGATTGATTTTTTCTTGTATTTTGACTAAACGTTCATCGCCCGGAATAACCACCGGTTTGAACTCTCCACCTCTGAGTGACATTGATTCATCCGTAATACCAAATTTTTTACTTTGACTCTTAATAAAACTACTTCTTGTTCCGCCGGAATCTTCTATAGCTGCCCTTGCAAGCGGACTCATGGTGTCATACTCATCCCCAAAAGAAGATAAAGCCATTCTTGAAGCAAGGGCTTTAACTGCATCTGTCAACTCTTTGTCAGCCCCTATTAAATCTTGATTTGACTCAATTAAACTTATTTGCGTCGCTAGTTCTGCTTGTAAGTTAGCTTGCTCTGCTTTTAACTGAGCTTCATCTATTTGCTT